AAGTTCGTCCCGCAACGCATCTTGCTCGGCGTATAGCGCCAAAAATTTATTTTCGTCTGGCTCCATCTGAGCCCGCGCCCTGTCGCGTTCTTCCCGTGTAGCGGCAAGTTCGGCGCGGAGGCGTTCGATTTCGGCGGCGGCTGAAACGTGAAGTTCCGCCATGCAGATGCATTTGTCTTCCAATTGCGCGGCGTCGCGCAGCCGCGCTACGATGTCGTCAGTCAACGTAAGTCCTCCCGGATGATCCACACAAGATACGCAACAAACGCGGCTACAAAACCAAACACGACTACGGCGGCTATAAATTCGTCGTTCATATCCTCACCCCCGCTTGTCTCAGTAGCTCGGCGCTGCGTTCGTCTGCGGCGCGGTGACCGCTACCGCACCCGCGCAAGTTGACTGGGTAACGTCCGAATCGCACGCCGATCCGCGCCGCTCGTTTCTTGACGCACTCCTTCGACACGCCCATGAGCGCGGCGGCCTGTGTGCTACTCAACTGCGACGCAGCCAGAAACGCCAACCGCGCGTCCATCTCGGGTGTCCATGTCAGTCTTTGCACGTTCGCGAGCCCTTCTACCGTGTAACCTTCTGCATCCAACGCACAGATTTGTCTTTGCATACCGCAGACCGCCATGCCCATTGGCGCAGTCACGGCCGACATAAAATTCAGTCGGCGGTTTAGCTTCAGGAGGTCTGTCAGGTAAAGCTAGGCGCTCTTCCGGCTTCATTGCCTCTATCCGACGGCAGCCATGTAAAACCGTCGTGTGGTCGCGCTTGAATGCAAACCCTATCGCAGTCCAAGACCGTTTAGTCTCATTGCGCGCCCGCCACATGGCGTATTGGCGCAACTTACGAACGCGCGCCGTGTTATCTTTGGCTAGTAGCTGTTCAACCGTGTAGCCGCCGCGCGCGGCCTCTTCGCGTATGATGTCAATGATCTTCATCTGAAAAAAGCGGGGGCTTTCGCCCCCACTCTCCCTATTATCCGCGACGACGACGGCCGGTTTTCGGTGCGGCGTCCTCGGCGGGTTCGCCTTCCAGCGAAATCCACTCGATGATGTCAAACACTGGCGTGTAAACACGGCCGTAGCTCTTGTGCTGATAATATTCCGAGCCCAGCCTCACGACCGCCACCGGCGCATCCTGATTCTGCTCCACCTGATCGGCCACCTTCATGGCAAGCTGGTGCATCGCGCGCTTACCGCCCACTGACGTGACCGTGTAACGCGCCTCGACGCCCTTGTCCTCGCCAGAGAGGCACTTGACGCTCATACCGATCTGCGGCTCCCACCCACGCTTAGCGCCAGGCGGCGGCACGTCCAGTTCGGGAAGCGGCTCCGTAATGGACACCATCTTCTCGCCAAGCACCTCGCCTTCGCCCCAAGCGATGAAACCGTGGACGAACGAGAACGGATTGACCGCCCAGCGCCCCTCCTTGTCGATCTCAGTCTGGTCCGCGCCGTAGACCCAGTGACCGGTCTTGTCCATCTTCAAGATGACCGAGCCGACACCGGCGTCAACGTCGAGGCTACGCAGCGACGCCGCAAGCGACGTAGCGGTGGGCAGGTTGGCGTTGCCGAACTTTACAATATTGGACATCATTAGACCTTTCGATTAGCGAGAATAAGCTTTGCCCTGGAGATATAACACCGCCGCTTTCGCAAGAAGTAGATACCGCCAATCGTCAAGCGGTTCATGCTCATGCGGCGGCTGCGTATCGACACTCTTTAGCGTGCGCGCTAGTTTTTCAGTTATAAAATCATGCGCGTGTGCCATATAGAACGCGCGCTTTTCATCATAACTGCCAAATGTGGCATCTAGCTTTTTTCTAGCCTCTACCTGTTCATCTGACATTACTTCACCTCAAGTTTAGAGAAGGCGCGACGGATGTCGCCACCTATTTGCAACACCGCCGGCCGGGGATCGCTCTCCGGCGCGAGGGTGTTACCTGACGAGATGGCGACTGTTAAATCTTCCGGCAGTCTGAGTTTGTGCTTCTTCAACACTTTCTCTGTCTGCGCCGGGGATTTCAGTTCCATCAATTCCGCGGGATTAAGTCCCATTTGTCTAAAAGCGTCTTTAGCTTTTCCCTCGTCGGCCCATTGTCTTGTGGCGCGCTTGGGGACGAGCTTCCATCCTGGGACGGCGACATTGTTCTCCAGCATCGTTTGGGCCAGTTCACGCACGCCTTTCGCCCAATCTTCCGCAATCGCCGCCATTTCCAGAGCATCTGACAGTTTCCTTGTGTCAATCGCCTTGATCTTCGTCGCAACGGCGCGCTCCAGCTTGCCGGTCAATAGCGGACAGACAGGCTTGGCCGCGCACCAACGGCAGTGGTCGCCAGAAGCGTAGGGCGGGTCAGACTTGAACGACGCCTGCACGGCGTCATACAGCGTGCGTTCAAACTCCTTGATGCGCGCCTTCGTCGTCGTCCAGCGCTTCACATACGGCGGCTGCACGATGATAAGCTCAATCTCATCAACGCCATCAAAAACCCAAGCAAGTTCCTTCGTCCGCATCCCTGCGGCCGTGTAGAACATAAGCTGCTCGTTTTCTTCTACGTCTACGGCGACGCCATCCCCGAACTTCCAGTCGAGGACTACCGCACGGCCATCCACACGGCCAACGAGATCGCAACTACCGTAAACTCCGGCAAGAAACTCATCAAAGTGAACATTAACCTCTGTGGCGAACTCAAGACGCTTATCAGGGTCTATCTGATCGAGCGCGTCAAGCGCAAAGATCAGCTTCTCATTGTCTGCGTAGTCTTCGACGCTGTCGCCGTGCGACAGGATCATGTGCATGGCGTTGTGGAGGCGCGAGCCCTCTTCAGCGTGCTTGCTGGTCGGTTGCGGCGGCATCTCGGCGACCAGCTTACGCGACGCAGGACACCGAATTAACCGTTTAGCTGTAGACCCACCTACTATGGCGGAATGTGACATGACTATACCTCACCGTTGCATAAAAAATCTTCTAGCACTGATTCGCGCGCCATGCTAGACATTTTTTGACGACAGGAGCAAAAACATGTTGACTCAACAACAAGTCATTGATCTTTTTGCGTATGAAGACGGACAGTTAATATACCGACAGACTCGCAAAGGTCACAAGCCGCTTGCCGGCGGGCTTGCCAATACTGGTTATTGGCGCGTCAACATAAACGGTAAAAAATATCAGGCCCACAGACTGATTTACCTCATGTTTCACGGTCATACACCGACGTTTGTTGACCACATTGACGGCGATAAAACTAACAACAAAATTGAAAATTTACGCGCTGCAACGCGAGAACAAAATCAGCATAATCGTAAAGTCAGGCGCGATAATATAAGCGGGGCTAAAAATGTCCGGTGGGATAAGAAAGCTGCTAAATGGCGCGTTATTGTAAGCCGGCCACACAGTAAACAGCAACACATAGGATTTTTTGACGACCTAGACTTAGCCAAATTTGTCGCCTCTGAACAGCACGATAAATATCATGGGGAATTTGCGCGCCATGAGTGATCTGGAGCGGGACATAGAGCGTTATTTCGTCAAATGTGTGCAAGCCGTTGGCGGCAAAGCATATAAGTTTGTCTCGCCGTCGAATCGCGGCGTGAGTGACCGCGTTGTCTGCTTCGCGGACGGGTCAACGCACTTTGTCGAGCTAAAGCGCCCCGGCGGCAAGTTATCGCCGCTGCAACAACGCTTTGCGTCTGACATGCGCGAAATGAACCAGAACTACGCCTGCTTATGGTCTAAAGAGGACGTTGATAGATGGATTTGCGCCCATACCAGCACATTGCCGCCGATTTCCTCTTCGCCCATGATCGGGCAATGATCCTAGCGCCGGTTGGCGCGGGCAAGACGGCAATCACGCTTACGGCCATGACTGAATTGACCGTGCGCGGGTATTGCGACCGTTGGCTGGTCCTCGCGCCCAAGCGCGTCTGTCTGTCCGTCTGGCCGGTCGAGGCGCAGAAATGGTGCCCTGAGTTCAAGATAGCCGTTGCAGTCGGCACGCCGGCGCAACGCAAAAAAGCGTTTGAGTCCGACGCCGATATAGTCGTCACCAACTACGACAACATCCCGTCGATAGATACCAAGGACTTCGATGGCGTTGTCTTTGACGAACTGACGCGGCTTAAGAACCCCAGCGGCAAACGGTTCAAGCATCTGATGAAGATACTGGATCAGTTTGAAATCAGGTGGGGCTTGACCGGATCGTTTACGTCGAACGGCTTAGAAGACGTATTCGGCCAGTGCAAGGTCATAGACCAGACACTACTTGGGCGGTCCAAGGGCGCGTTCCTGCAACAATACTTCTACTGCGTCAATCGTGACTACGGCGAGTGGTCGCCGTTGCCGGGCGCGCTACCCAAGGTCATGGACGCGATCAAGCCCGCGACTTATGTGCTGGAGCCTGGCGAGTATAAGGACAAGCTGCCGCCGCTGCATGTCGTTGAGATGCGATGCGAGCTAGACGACCGCGCGCCTTATGAGGCGATGAAGAAGGACTACGTGCATGAGGAGATCACCGCTCCGACGGCGGCTGCTCTTACAAACAAACTTCAGCAGCTTACCTCCGGCTTCGCTTATGGTCCTGAAGGCAACGCTAGATGGTTCGGGCGTCAAAAGTTCGACACCCTCCAAGACATCCTCGATGAAAACCAGCACGATAACACCATCATCGTCTACAACTACAAGGAAGAATTAGCGGAGCTTCAGCGCCAGTTTAACGTCAGCACAATTGACGAGCCCGACGCTGTTGAGCGCTGGAACAAAGGCGAAATAGAACTGTTGGCCATCCACCCAAAGAGCGCCGGTCACGGGCTGAACCTCCAATACGGCGGCAACAAGATCGTGTTCCTGTCCCTGCCGTGGTCGCTGGAGCTATTCGAGCAAACGGTCGGCCGTCTGCATCGCAGCGGACAGACCAAAGATGTCTGGTGTTATGTCCTGATGTGTAATAAAACTATTGACGAGCGCATATTCAGCGCGTTACACGACAAGAAATCTTTAGCGGAGTTGGCACTTGCCGAACTATCTAACCTGGATTGAGCTTAATGATCGGCTGGCCGATCTTACCGAACAAGAGGTCTTGGACCTTTTGGAAGACGAAAAGCGCAACGCGCGGCGCTCGACCGTCTTAGTGCGACTGCACCAACGCTACACGGTGCTGCGCATGTTACGCGAACGCGCGGAACTTACGGAGCTTATAAATGAACCCTCATGAACTGCTTAACCAAGCCGCCAATATCATTAGCGCGCGGGGTGAAGGCTACGGCGGAATTGAAAACAATTTCCAGCTTACGGCTGATCTTGCGTCTCTGCGGCTAGGCCGAGAGTTCCATCCATACGAGATTGCCGTCATTCTGGCTTGCGTCAAGAACGCCCGCGCCTTTGCGTCGCCGGCGCACCTTGATAGCCATATTGACGCGGTGAACTACGAACTGTTTGCCGCGACGTTTGCTGACGACTACATGGCGTCGAAGGCTGGCGCGGAACATATCGAGTATAAGAAGAAGGCGGATCGTAAGCCCGCGAAGGTGATGGCCGAGAAGCTGGTCGATCTTGCGGAGATTTTTTGATCTGCGAACGGCGGGGGTTAGCCCCCGCTGTCACCGCAAAACATTTTCTTTAACCCACTCCCAACGACCGCCTGTGGCCAGCCAACCAATAGCCCCGAACAACGCCACAACAAGAGCGCCGATCTTGGCCAGAGCCCAATTTACACCGTCAATTTGCCCGGCGTGGCGCGCGTCGCCCAGTTTCAGGTCATCAATAGCCGCTTCAATTGCTTCGATCCGCGCCAGTGACGACTTGATATGCTGAATCTCGACTTTATCCGCCGCGCTATGCTCAATGTGCATGTCTCTGATCTGGCGCAGTTGATCCAGTATGATCTCGCACTCTCTTGAAGCGTCCGGCATTATTTCCCCCATCCACAGCGCAGCGCAACGCCGACCGCATTATGTTCCTTGATCTGAGCAATAGTAGGCTTGGTGTCGTGCTTTGACCAGTAGATGGCTCTTGCCGCCGAACAGAACGAGTTAGTCGCGGCGGAATCCGTCGTCGTCTGACACGCTGTTAGGATCAGTGGCAAGAGTAGCGCGAATAGCTTCACGGGCGGCAACGGCCACGCGAGCGTCCCTGACCTGCGCCGACAACTCTTTGAGTTGCTGTTGTGTCTTTCCCGCATCGATCAGTTGCCTTGCATAAAGCCATTCAAAAACCTTGCCCGCGAGCGCAAACAACCCGCTAACAAGGCTTAATAGAGATGCGACCATAGGTGCAGTCCTAGCTTAGCCAAATGCGCCCCGGCCGCCGCCGCCAGACCTGCAAGGATCATAATGCAGATCATGCCGAAGTGATCGGGATGCATCATCACTGTTGCCTGTCGCCGCCGGTAACATTCCAGTCCTTGGCCGCTATAAGGCCAATTCCAATGAGCGCGCCCTGTAGATCGGCGAAGTTGAGCGTCTTCGTCTGCCATGCGTTCCAAAGCACGCCGAGCAGGGCCAGAACGCCAGGAACAGTCGTCATCCAGTTCTTCATCTTGTGCTTCTCCTATCGGCAGGGGGTCGAAGTATTGTCGAGGACAACGCACTTGGCGACGGTCGAGCAGCCCGCAAGCGAGACGATAACAGCGGCGCATACGGCAAGCGTCAGCATCGACCAGAAGGCCGAGACAGTGGCGTCGCGGCGTTCTCTGGGGTCAGACGTGCCAAGCGACATCGTGCTGGCGACGCCGAACAGCGCCGAGAACAGCGCAATGACGCTGGCGAAGAGAATGCCGACAATCTTGATGCTGCTCATGGCTGGTTTTCCAATTGGAAATGTGGCCCGTCCACAATGGATTTCCACGAACCGCCCCAAGTGACTGTGACGCCGGCGGCTTTGGCGGCCTTTTGCACGGCCGCATTGATAGCTCGGTAATCGGCCAGATTCCACGAAACCTTGCCGCCTGGCGTAGCCACCACGTCTACGGCCTTGCCGCGCAGATGGTATGAGTTCATCGTGCGGCTCTTGCCCGTGCTGACAAGGTAGCGCTGGCGCTCGCGAGTGCGGAGCCCCTCCGTGATCTCGAACGGGATCGTCTCCCGCGCCGCCTTCATCACCGCTACGAGGCGGGGGTCAACGCCGCTCATGCGGCGGATGCTGGTCGTGTTGAACTTGGTCATCGGGCCATCGCGTTTCTGTTTTCGCCGCCCCCCAACGCATTCTGAACGGTGACGGCGGCCGAGATTTCAGGTGAATATTTGCGGATGTCTGCCC